GTTTTAGATCTTGATGAAAGAATGTTCAAAGCCGTGCTTCAGGTACTAAACGACAGAGCGAAGGAGAGGGCCCGTGCCACTAAACATAACAGGCGTTGAACCCACTTTGAAGGCTATGCGTAAGTTTGACCGAGATTTAACCAAGCAAATGAACATTGAAATCAAAGCTGCAATGATAACAATTCGTGATAAAGCCCGTGGAGATGTGCCGCAGGGATTTCCGACATATCTATCGGGTTGGGAAAAGCGTGGCAAAGTACAGAGCCAAGCCGTCTTGAACACGAGTGGCCGCGTGCGCAAATTCCCTCTTTTCGACACTGCTGAAGTTAAGGCCGGGATTGTGTACCGTCAGGGCAAAAGCATTCAAAATCGTCAGGGTTATCGTGCTCAGTATTATGTGCGCAACAATTCAGCAGCCGGAGCAATTTACGAGACTGCGGGCCGTAAATATCCAAGTGGTCAACCATGGGTTGGGCCAAAGGGCGGCGGCATAGATGTCAGCCGTTCAAACAATCCTGATGCCGGTAAATTATTTATTGGTGCGATGGGTTCACTTTACGGCAAGGGGTTTGATCGAGGCCGTTTGATATTTAAAGCATGGGAACAAGACCAAGGCAAGGCGACCTTAGCCGTGACGACTGCCATTGATAAGGCCGTCAAAATATTCAATGCCACCGGCGGTGCGGGTACTCAATCCGGCTATAAGTTGGCCTCATAATGCCAAATTTATTAGTTAGTGCAACCACACGGTATGACCCAAAAGGATTAAACCAAGCTAAGAAGCACATAAGTGCATTTGATAAATCAGTCAAGAAGCTAGGCAAATCCTTTGCTGGCGTGTTTGCCGCGCAGAAGATTTTGGCCTACGGAACGGCCTCAGTTAAGGCATTTGCAGCCGATGATAAGGCCGCCAAGGTACTGGCTAAATCCTTGGATAATCTAGGCTTGAGTTATGCCAACCCACAAATCAAAGATTTCATAAGCACCCTGGAAAGTCAGTTCGGCGTTTTAGATGATCTACTTCGCCCGGCTTATCAGAAGCTTGTTACCACCACAGGCGATTGGAGAAAGTCTCAGGATTTACTCAAGACTGCCTTGGATCTGAGCGCAATGAGCGGATCCGATGTCGTCTCAGTATCCGATGACTTAGCCAAGGCTTATGCGGGAAATACGCGTGGATTGCTCAAATATGGATTAGGTGTAAGCAAAGCTCAATTGGCCACCATGTCATTTGAAGACATTTTAAAGCAGGTGGCTAAAGTCTCAAGTGGTCAGGCACTTATAGCTTCAGATTCATACGCTGGTTCTTTGGACAAACTCCGGGTTGCAGCCGCTAATGCGTCAGAGGTTATAGGCAAGGGGTTACTTCAAGCCATGACGGAATTAGGCGGAGCAAACGGATTCGATGGCGCACTTAAAGGTATAGATGATTTCGCCAGAGGGATCTCCGATGCAATCATTGGCCTGGAGCGTTTATTCACAATTGCCGGGTTCTTTATCTATAACAAAAAGGGCACAAACCCAATTACTCAAATGAATGAGTTTAACAAAGCCAATGCCAAGAAAGACATGTTGGAGCGTCAAAAGTATGGTGGGGCCGCAGCTACAAATACATGGCAGAAGCTGATAAAGCCGCTGCCCTTAAATTAAAAAAGGCCAAGGCAGACGAACTTACCATGCTTGCCAATAAGAATAAAGCAACACGCGAAGAAGCTCAGATGAAGAAGGATCAGGCCGCTTTAGACAAGTTAAAAGAAAAGTTTGACTTAGAACGCATTGGCCTCAATGCGGCATTGAATCAAGCTACTGATGAGGAAACAAAAGCCCGCATTCGTGCGCAGATTGCCATTCTTGATGAAACTGGTAAAAGTGCACAAGCTGCAAATGATGCTTTGGTTAAGGCCCAAGCGGATAAGTTAGAACAAGAAAAGAACGCAGCCAAAGCGCTATCTGATTTGGCTAGTGCAGCAGGACTGGCCGGAATTGCCTTGTTGAAATATGGAACGGGCATACCTGGTGTCACATTTAATCCTAATCAAAATAAAGACCGAAATTACGACCAAAACTTTTTGACAAATATCCCACCAAACATGCCTGATGGCACGCCAACGCTTGTTCCGGGGGTGGATTACAATCCATCTCAACAACCCGATAGAAATTATGATAACAAAGCTGCAATTGCCGTAACGGTTAACACAGGGCCATCCATGGCTGATGAAAACACAATTGTGGATGCCGTACAAGCCGCGCTCAACGAAATTGCGCGCCGAGGTTATTTGACGACTTATGCCGGGGCATTACCCGCATGACAATTCCAACGATTAACGCGTTTATTAACTTCAGCACCGGCCCAAGTTTTGCTCAAGCATTCATTTTAGATCAAGGAATTTTAGGCACAAATGTTTTGGCCGATTCAGCCGCATTAATTGTTGATGTGTCTAATGTTGTGGATTCCATTAATACCCGGCGCGGCCGTAATGCCCAGGCTGATCAGTTTCAGACTGGCACGCTCGCATTGCGCATTGTTGACCAAAACGGTGATTTTAATCCAATGAATACGGCAGGGCCTTACTACGGACTACTGACTCCAATGCGTAAGGTGCAGATTACTGCGACCTATGGAGCCGTTACATATCCAGTCTTTAGCGGTTTCATTACTTCATTTTCAACAACGACCCCACAAAGTGCAATTGGTGATGTTGTTTACACAACAATCCAGGCCGTTGATGCTCAGCGATTGGCTCAGAATGCTCAGATTTCAACCGTGTCAGGAACCAGTGCCGGACAATTAACCGGTGCAAGAATCAACAATTTACTTGACGCTATTTCTTGGCCCACAACCATGCGGGATATTGACCCCGGCTTAACAACTGTCCAAGCTGATCCGGGCACGGCCCGAACCGCACTTCAGGCATGTCAGACAATTGAGACAACAGAATTCGGTGCATTTTATGTTGATGCATCGGGCAGTTTTGTTTTTCAGGATAGAAATTTAACCGCTTCAAGTGTGGCAGCCACACCGGTTGTGTTCAACGATAATGGAACGGCGATTGATTACTTCAATGCGGTGTGGGTAACAAATGACACCCTTGTCTACAATGAAGCAAACATCACTGCGACCGGGTTGGCCACTCAAACTGCATCAGATGCCGCAAGCATTGCCAAATACTTTTTGCATTCTTACAATCAGCAAAACCTTTTAATGCAAGATACCGCAACCGCGCTTGACTATGCTCGCGCTTATGTGGCATCTAGAGCTGAAACCACCGTGAGATGTGATGAAATTCAATTGGATTTATACACCGCCAATTATGATGCTGGCATAATTGCAGCCCTTGACCTTGATTATTTTGACCCAGTCACAATTACAACCAATCAACCGGGTGGTACAACGCTGACCAAGACCCTTCAAGTTTTTGGCAAAGCTATGGAAATCACGCCAAATTCTTGGCGGGTAAAAATGACGACACTTGAACCCATAATTGATGGATTCATTTTAGATAGCACGCTTTATGGCATACTTGACCAAGGCGTTCTGAGTTACTAAGGAGCAAAAATGGCTAACGGATTTCCCTTTGTCACTGGCACGGTTTTGACTGCCACAAACATGAACGGGCTGACCGCCTTTACGGTTAACGCTGATGCTACGGCTGACTACACGGCAGTGCTGGCAGATCAATATCAGACCCTTATTTCAATGAACAAGGCCACCGCCGTTGCCTTTAAGATTCCCACCAATGCATCCGTAGCCTTTGCAGTCGGTACTGTTATTACTGTCCTCAATAAGGGAGCAGGAGCAGTTACAATCAGTGCAGTTACTTCTGGCACTACAACTGTCCTTAGTGCTGGAGCAGTAGCAGCATCTCCTACCCTTGCACAATATAAGTCAGCAGCTTGCATCAAGGTTGCCACAGATACTTGGTATGTGGTGGGCGCGATTGCTTAACTCAATAGTATCAATGCTCAATGGAGGTGCAGGTGCTGCTACCTCCTTTGATTCTATTGCCACAACTACTTTGAGTACTACAGCATCCAGTATGACTTTTAGCAGTATCCCTAGCACCTATACTCATTTACAGGTTAGAGTTTTTGCAAGATCAGGTGCAAGCGCGGACGATTTTAGATTCCAATTGAATGGTGATACTGGTTCAAATTATTCAAGACACGGATTATATGGCACAGGTTCAGCCGTTGCCGCTAACGGAGTTACCTCATCGGGAGTTGGCAATTTAGGTGTTATAGATAATACTGCAAGCGTGTTTTCTGTTGCCGTAATAGATATATTGGATTATACAAACACAAATAAATACACAACTGTACGAACTCTTAATGGATATGATGCCAATGGTAGCGGATATGCTTTTCTTGCTAGTACTGCGTGGATGAATACAGCAGCAGTAACTTCAATTACTTTATTCCCTAGTGGTTCTAGTTTTCAGCAGTACTCATCATTCGCCCTATACGGAATTAAGGGAGCATAACAATGGCCGCAGGATCAACATATACTCCTTTAGCAACTAGCACTCTAGGCTCTGCTGCTGCATCTGTTACCTTTTCTAGTATCTCATCCAGTTACACAGATTTGATTTTGATATTTAATTGTTACAATGCAACTGTTGATGGTGGTTCTCCTTTTATTCGATTTAATTCTGATACCACTACTAACTATTCTTATACTTGGTTAAGTGGAGATGGAACATCTGCTACAAGTGGTAGAGATACCGCTAAGGCACAGATTGCATTAAATGCTGTAACTGGGTGGGATACTACTTCTACTCAACCTGGTATGAACATTGTCCATATTATGAATTACGCAAATACAACAACATATAAAACTGTTTTGAATCGTACATCTTTAGCAAACGCAACATATCCTGGAACAGAAGCAATCGTTGGATTATGGCGCAAAACTCCAGAAGCAATTAACACTATTCTTATTTCTTTAACTGCTGGTGGAACTTTTGCTACTGGTACAACCTTTACACTCTATGGAATCGCGGCTGCATAATGGCTAATACATATACTCTAATTGCATCCAGCACAGTAGGCCTTTTGGGTGCTGCAAGCATTGATTTTACATCTATCCCTAGCACCTATACCGATTTATTGTTAAAAGTGAGTGCGCGAGATAGCACAGCAGCTTCTCGTGGTGCTTTTTCAATTCGTTTTAATGGATCATCTGCCTTTAATTATTCGATGAAAGAATTAAGGGATGTTGATGGCACAGCATCATCTACTGGAGTGACTGGTCAATCTGAAATAGATGGTGGTCGTACTGTCGGAACAACTGCAACTGCTAGTACTTTTGGAAATGTAGAAATATATGTACCAAATTATGCTGGAAGCACCGCTAAATCCGCAAGCATTGATAATGTATTGGAAAATAACAGCACTACTTACTACTCAAACTTGACTGCTGGATTATGGTCATTAACTAATGCGATTACTCAGGTTACTTTAACTTGCACAGGTTCATTTGTTCAATACTCAACGGCTTACCTCTACGGCATCAAGAACTCATAAGGAGAAATAATGACAACTGCAATCGAAATCAACTGCACAACGGGTGAATTAACCGAGCGTGAGCTAACTGCGGCTGAATCGGCTCAGCGTGAAGCCGATGCTAAAGCTGCTGCTGATCAGAAAACAGCCGATGACAAAGCGGCAGCTGACAAGGCAGCAAAGCGCCTAGCCGTGTATGCCAAGCTTGGACTAACTGCCGATGAAATCGCAGCCCTTGCAGACTAGCCACAACGGCTGGCCTGCATCTAAAGACCAGGCTGAGATAGGCATTAAGTCCTACCCCGTACCGGGCACGGCAATCAAGCTGCGTTGTGCGGAAGCGGTTGCACCCTTACTCATTGGCTTAGCTGCTGAGTTTCATGCATTGATTGAACCGCTTGATGTTGGTCAAGGTGACGATTGGGGATTTTGTTACAGACCAATTAGGGGCGAAACCACAAAGCTCAGCAACCACTCATCAGGCACTGCCTTGGATCTAAACGCCTCCAAGCATCCCTTGGGGCAAACGAATACATTTGACCCGTTAAAAGTGCCAATGATTAGGGCACTAGCTCACAAATATGGATGCATTTGGGGCGGTGACTACAAGCACCGGAAAGATGAAATGCATTTTGAGATAAGCATTAATGCAGCCAAAGTGGAGGCATTAATTAAGAAAATACAAGGAGACAACAAATGAACCCACAATTCAAAGCGGCGGCCTTGTCGTATCTCAGAGCTTCACTTGCTTCAGTGGCGGCTTTATATCTATCCGGAATCACTGATCCAAAGGTTTTGGCCAACGCATTGGTGGCGGGCTTTATCGCCCCTATCTTGCGTGCGGTTGACCCTAAGGACTCTGCCATAACAGTCGGCAAGAAGTAAGATGAACATCCAGGCATGGGTCGCCGTTATCGTAGGCGTAATGGCGATTCTGTCTGGACTATATGCGGCAGTTAAATTTATAGTGCGCTCAATCATGGCCGAAATTGGGCCCAAAGCGAACGGTCATAGCCTCAAAGAACAGGTCAACAGGCTGGAAGCCCGCCTTGACCATATTTACACCATCCTGCTGGAGCGTTAGACACGCCCAACGCCGTTGATATTGTGCAATTCGTGCAAATCGTCTATCATTGGTTTATCGCAACACGGCGATATAGACGAAGGGCCTCACATGTCAAGAATGGCAGATTTATACATTGAAATTAGTGACCAGTTAAGC